TACAGAGCGACTCGATTAGTGCAGATAGTTCTGGTCGCATTAGCGAAACTACTCTTAAGGTTTCTAATTTTGACGGCTCTATGGCTCGGTTAGTAGAAAATCCTCGTATTGCTGGATACAACTCTAGTAACGCGACAGCAGCTTTTGTAAATGGAGAGCTAGTTCAGAATATTGACCCACGTACTATCGAACCAAACGTACACTATGATGCAACTGTTGCTGCATCACGTGGTGCTAACGCTGCTTGGGATTATGAGTCTACAATTGCCCATGGAGATACTTGGACCTCTTTTAAACTAGACTCTCGTGACCTTCTAGAAGCAGTAGTAGAAATAAAACTTACCTACGCTAAATTTTTAGACTACTGGCCGGAGTACTCTCTAGTTAAGAACAGCTCTCCTAATTCTGCCACGGTCTATTCTAGCAGCCCCTATCGTGTAGGGGATAGAGTTACTTCTAATACAAACGCTTCTGTCGCTAATGTAGTTTCTATCTTTGGTAACACTCTCTACTTTGATACAAACAATTTAGGTGATTTACTCTCTAACTCTAAAGTCTGGATACTCAATGCCGACGCAGACCCTAATTCGTACGTCGAACACATTTTTACTATCACTAACTTACAAGAGCTAGATGAACTAACAGCTACTTTTTCTATGTCTAACTGGTTGCAGTACTTTAGAAACTCTGTTCCAAAGCGAAAGTTTTTTGCCTATACTTGCCCATTTCAGTATAAGGGACCAGAGTGTAAATATCCAGCAAATGGCAGCGGTACGATTGTAGGTTCTAATCCACCGCTACAAGCTAACGGTTTCTTTACTCTTAACAATGCTAGTACAGGTAGTTTGAACCAAGATTTATGCGCTAAAACTCTGGTTGCGTGCGCACTACGTCGCAATACTATTAACTTTGGGGGTTTTCCGGGTGCCGTTAACTAATTTTGAAAATTTGCTACAAGCACTACATAACCACTCTCTAAGTGAGTACCCTCGAGAAGCGTGTGGTATCGTTACACGAGACTTTACCTATATTCCGTGTAAAAACATTAGCTCACAACCTAAAACTAGTTTTGTAATTGACCCTTTAGCAATGCTACAGCATGAGGATAGCATTTGGGGATTCTATCACTCCCATCCTGGGAGTGCCGACCCTATTCCTAGTAAGCGTGATTTAGAAAGTACTGTTTTTACAGAGTATAAGTTTCTAGTTGGTTTTGCAGGTTCTGTATATATTTATTGGCTAAACGAAGCTAATTCGTTGAGTTTTGAGAAGTTTAATGAAAATCACTGTACTCTTTAGTCGTATTCTTCAAAAAATAGTAAATCTTGAAAGTATTGAGATAGATGTTTCGTCTTATCGAGACGTGCTATCTGCATGTGTTAATCTATTGCCGCAGTTTAGACAACATTTTATAGATAAGCGACTCTATAGTCAAATAACTCTAGTAGACGGAGACAGATATGTCAGGGATTTTGAGTTGGATTTTAAACCTCGCACTCCTCGCATCCATCTTATTCCTACTATTTCTGGCGGAATTTCCACCGCTTTTGATAGTTTAGGAAACTTAAGTGTCTTTTATGGTGCCTCACTTCCTGTTAGTAATCAGGAAATGCCTTTAAAAGGTATTGATAGGCGTATTCGAGACTCGGTGCTATACGGTAAAGCTTCAATTGCATTTGATATTGCACAACGACGTACTAATCGAGAAAACGGTACTTTAGATAATTCGGAAGACCCTACTAGAGGATTTGGTGCGCTCGCGTCTATGAATGCAATAGGAGCTAGTATTCCTTTACATTTTGGAATGGTACGAACATCAGGTGCTATTATCAGCCAATATATTAAACATATTCAGCGTGGCGGTATTGATACTGTTAGAGTTGCAGATTATATATGATTAAAAAATATTTTCGTATTAATGATAGATTAGTTCCAGTAATTAGTGGTGGTGCAATAGAATCTTTAGGTTCTACGGTTACTGCTACTTTTGATGGGTCATTTAGTACTAACCCGAACACCTCTAAGAGTTCAGATATTCTCTTTATGCAGTTAGCTCTTGGAGAGGGCCCAATTTATCGTATTAATCCTAATGGTCCTCAAGATATTGAAATAGATAACAAGTATATCGATGACTTAATTGATTTTACTACTAATAATGTTCGACCAGAAGTATTCGCTGTGCGTTATGCTACAGGCACTGAAACACAAACCCCAATGCCTTCTTTCTCTGGTGAGATTATTACCTCAGTTAGATTCTCCAGTCCGGTGGTGCTAAAGAGCGGTATTTCATCTTCTCTAGATATTGACGCTCCTCCTTCTACTAGTATCAGCTTTTTTCCAACCAATACTTCAGATGGTTTAACTCCGATTGACTCAGTTCGAATAAAGTTTAAAGTGTTAGAACTTCGCTCTGACTTTAACGGTCGTTCAGAGCCAGCTCAGTTGTCTTTAGTAGGACTAGTGCATGAACGTACTGAAACTTCTGACTTAAATAACTATATTGCAGGAGCCGGGCTCTTGATTAATAGTATTGTGTCAGATGGAATGGCTCTAGAGTTGGAACTAAAAATTCCTGAAAATAAACGCTCGGCTGCTGGATATAATATTTCTATCTTAAAAGTATCTGAAGATGTAGCAGATGAGGGGTTTGTTGGGGAGGTCGAAGCCCTTGGTTTTGACGAGATTAGAAAAGAAATCTACTCTTACCCAAAAACCGCTCTAGCCGGATTTGCGATTAAAACCACTGACTTTAGAACTGATGTTGTACCTAACTTTTCCTCTCTCTTAAAAGGGCTTATCGTCGATGTGCCTTCTAACTATAATCAACCTATTTTACCTTCTGGAGAAGTAGATTGGAGACAGATAGAGGTCCCTGCTTCGGGTGCCGATAGTGCTGCTGTTAATGGGTATCGCACTCAAAAGTTTGGCTCTACTCTACTGAATGACCCAGACATTAATATCTACGATGGTATTTGGGACGGTACATATAAAAAAGACTGGACAGAGAATAGAGTCTGGATTATTAGATATCTTTTAGTAGATGTGCTTGGTATTCCAGAATCTGCGATTGATAAATATAACTTTTATAATGTAGCACAGTACGTAGATGCCGTAGATCCACTAACCGGAAACTTCGTGGGAGTAGATGGGTTTGCTGATGGCTCTTTCCGATACAAGCCAAATGGGTATGCTAATGATATTGCAGATACTCTTATCGGACTACCTGAAGGTACTGCAATTAAGGAACGTCGTTTTGTATGTGGTATTAGCGTTACAGATACCACAACTGTTATGGATTTAATTACAGCTTTAGCCGGTAGTATGAGAGCGGTTTTTAGTAATACTGGTAATAAGATTCGTTTGATAGTCGATAAAGCGGACAATTTACCTGTCGCTATCTTTAATGAGACTAATATTCAGGCAGGTAGCTTTAAGCTTTCGGGAGTGCGTTCTGAAGATATTCCTACAGGAGTAGAGGTATCGTATATTGACTTCTTAAACCACTTTCAAAAAGAATCAATCGTGTTAGATAGCTCAGAGACTTCAGAGCTTGAAAAAGTTAATAGAGTCTCGATAGACGCTGTAGGTTGTACTCGTAGAAGTGAAGCTATTCGACTAGCACAATACCATTTAGATACTGCTAGACAACTTAAGCGAAAAGTCCAATTTAATGCCTTTTCAGATGCCTCTGATTTAGAAGTTGGAGACATTATTGCAGTTTCTCACCAAATTTCTGGTGTTTCATATGGTTATGGTGGACAGGTTTTTAGTAACTCTGTTGCTAGTACTTCTAACGTATTTTTAGAGCACTTTACTAGTCCAAGTATTAGTTCGGATGTCTTTACCTCTAACACTAATCCTATTGTGTTAAAAATTTTTAAACAAGAAGATAATAAGATAGATTACTACTTAGTATCTAATACTGCTTATAACTTACTCTCTACTGGAAACAGCAGTTCTGGTATTGATGTTTTAGATTTATCAATTACAAATAGACTTAATCCTACTACTCGTCTTTTTGTAGCGAATACCTCTTTCTCTGCGGACACTACACCTTCTAGAGGAGACTTATGGGCTCTCGGAGAGATTAACCCTACAAATCTGTTCTCCGATTCTAGTACTAAACTATTTCGAGTAGAGTCTCTCAGTTTTAATGAGTCTGGCATCTGCTCTATTACCGCTACAGAATACAACTCTGCGTTATTGGCTAATGTAGATACGGCAGCAAAAACAGTTCGTATACCTCGAAAAGGTAACTTGAACTACACAACTCCGCCCATCCCTCTACTTGCACTACGTTCTATCCCTTCTAAAACCAATGAAGGGCTTATCAATTATAATCTTTTAATCTCAGTAACCTCTGACTCTTCAAACTATGAAGTACCGATTACGACAGGTATTACATACGGCTCTATTGAAGTATTTTCAGAAATTGGTTCCTCAGAGCAAATAGGATAACCTAATGCCTATATTTAGAATTTCTGCTAGTAATACAAGTTTTTTAACAAACGGAGAAGATGCTGTTTATGCAGGTAAAAATGGTTTTACTAGCACAATGGGTTCTATTCCTGCACTGTGTAATTCTTACACCGCAAATGCTTCTTCAATAGTGTTTAGCGTCCCAAACTTACATTTATTACAAGATGATAACTATAACACTCATATATTAGATGTGCCAGCTTTAGAAGGTTTTACTAGTGACTACTTAAAAACACCTATTTTACAGTTTCCAGAAAGTTCAGCTTTAGAAGGTTCAGTAGGTTTTGTTGAGAGAGAAACTGCTCTTAGCTTAGAGATTGGTTCGTATAATGTTACCGCTAATACTATTACCGCATTAAATAGACCCTATGGTGAGACATTTATTAGTAGTATTTTTCCTCCTGCTCCTTTCTACATTACTCTGTTCCAAACTATTACCACTAATAACTTTTCAAATAGAACAGCTTATATCTCCGGCAGTAGTAAGAATGTAAAACGTACTTATAACGTTACAGGTAATACAGGTAGCTATACTGCTGCATTGGGATTTGCAACCTCTAATCGTAATGAAGTAAAGGTATATTTAGATGATATTGCAACAGATAGTTTTACATGGAGTGGAGATAATGTTACCGTTACGTTACTCGGTGATACTACAGAAGTAAAAACTATTGTTGATAGATACACTGTGCCAGCTTTTGAAACAGGCGACTTAGCGTCTCTATCTCTTTTTAATAATACTTATGTTATTAGCAGTACAAGCTATGTTCCAGGAGACACTCTTTATAATGCTGACTTAATCTCAAATAAATTCTATAAGATACAATTAAATAAACCTATTACAGCAAATCTAACTAGTGTTTCGATTGTAAATACAAGTCCTGATTTGGAGGGTAAAATTGCAAATATCACATCTAATTCTTACACTTTTGATGGTCGTAGCGATTATGGATTTACATACAAACTAGCTAATACAGGCATTTATTATATCTACGAGAAAAACAAAGTTAGGTATACTACTGCGAGAATTGATGAGTTTGGCCGTCTCGAAGGTATTGGACCTGCTTTTTATATTGTAGAGGCTACTAATGTAAATAGATATAACAGAGTCAGTAGTGCTGTAAAAAGTCTAGTAGAGGTAGAACCTCTACGTATTTCTAAGGTATCAGGGATTACTATTGACGAACAAATTTTTGTTGATACTACTGGCGGTGCCTCTATCAATATTAACGTAACTTTTCCAACACTTACAGGTAGAGATATTACAGCCTATGAGTTAAAGTATCGAATTACCACTTCAGAAGGGTCTGATTTACCTGGTAGCACTATATTAATTCCCCATGATGAGACTCTCCAAAATATTACTTACACAATTAATGGTATTAGTCGTGGTCGTACTCCTGGTGGAAATATTCTTCGAATTACGGTGACTCCTGTTATAGGGCTGTTTAGAGGATACTCGACTAGTATCGCCCATCCCATTATAGGTAAACAATCTGTGCCGTCTGGTCCGCGAAATCTTAATGTGGCACAACAAGAAAACTTCTTACTTTTTTCTTGGCAGTATCAGCTAACTAACGACGGCTTTGTGTTAGATATTGACACTAAAGAAGTAGAGATTAGACAATATCCGGGATTGCTAGATTTAAACGCGACAGAATCTCTAGATGCTGCTTGGGGTTTCTCAACTCTAGTAGGTCGGGTAGCCTTTCCTAATACTAGCTTTACAACTCCAATTACAAGTTTTGGTGACTACACCTTTTTAATTAGGGTTAGAGACACTAGTGATATTTTAAGTGAAGAATTAGCTGCCGCCTCTATCACAATTACTCGACCTTCTTCCATTCGTCTTTTTAAAACTTATAATGACGCAGAGCCGGGAATAAGTTTTACTGCTCAAGATGGTAATCCATTTCCTACTTCTAATACATATTCTGAACTAGCTTTTTCAAGCTTTAGCGAGACAGTTAACGGCGGTCTTGTAATGAGCGACAGCTCTATTACAGATAACTCTAATGGAAGTGCAGAAGGTTTTGCTGTATATGGTAATACCTCTTATCTAACTACTGCCACAAACCCTGTAGCGACTTATATCACCCCTATTAGAGATGTGGGTCAGGTTATTGTTGGTACTATAAGAATTGCTCCAGCAGTTTCTGCAAGTAATCCAGGTATTACTTTTGACACGTTCTACACTTTAGTAGTTTCTGGGGTTACAGATTTTCATGGTTCTACCGGTCTTTCGCCTTCTGCTAATGTCTTAGTAGACAACGCATTTGGAGGTATTGGACATATTTTAGGGTTTAATAACGCAAATGCCGCACCAGTAACCTATAATAGCTATCATCAAACACTTACTAGCGGCGGTGATTTTGGTAACGTTTATGCTATTCGTAACCCAGGACAGTTTACTGGTGACTCTACTAACGCTAATAGTTTTGCTCTAATTGCAGGGGTTATAGACGCTAATTCAGTTGCACTCGGTAATATCTACTACTCTAATGGATACCTATCTAGTGCTAATGCCTGGGCTAATTTAACGATTAGCGGAAACTCTTATGAGCTAGTTAACCTTACCCAGTATGGCGACGAAGGAGCCACTATTACGTTTTTAGGTCCTGAGCGTCAGATTACTCAAAATATTTTTATCCGAACAGCTAACGCCAATGTTTTTTACCCAGCAGCCGCTAATGGCGTTACGGGATTTCCAGGTCACGGAAACGTAAATCAAAATACATTCTTTGGAGCCTTTACTAATGCTGAACTAGGTTGGAAAAACTATATTCCCGGGGCTTCAGAGTTTAGATACTTTCAAATTAAACTCGAACTAGGTAATCCGGCTCCTAGTGAAGCTGAGCTTATATTAGAAGATTTAAAATATGAGGTAGATATAGTTCAAAAGACTGTGAGACAACGAGTGCAGATTTCATCTGTAGACGGAGTAACTGTAGACTACTCGTATGCTAACTTTTATGAGATTCCACAAGTATCTGCCATTGTGGTAGATTCAACAGTATCTCAGTTTGCTCAGGCTTTTGATATTACAGCTACAAGTTGTAATATCAAAGCATATTTATCACAAAATGGTAACTTAAGTGACAATGCGATTGTGAGTGTTATCGTAGTTGGCGCCTAAAAATAATTCTAAAATTTTATATTGACTAATAACTTGCATCTGATATAATTGATACATAAGGAGTAAACTTATGAAAAAAGTTGGTAATTCTATATATCTGCCTAACGTAGGAAAAGACAACTAT